TCTGGCTATGGCTCTGGCTATGGCGATGGCTCTGGCTATGGCTCTGGCTATGGCTCTGGCTCTGGCTCTGGCTCTGGCGATGGCTCTGGCTATGGCTCTGGCTCTGGCGATGGCTCTGGCTATGGCTCTGGCTCTGGCTCTGGCTCTGGCGATGGCTCTGGCTATGGCTCTGGCTCTGGCTCTGGCTATGGCGATGGCTCTGGCGATGGCTCTGGCGATGGCTAATAACTATAAAAAATGCTTAAAAAACGTCGAAAAGTTACATATGTGTAACGACTTTGCACAGATGGGCTGAAAAAGGTTGAAATGCTTTCGCATATCTGCAATATGCGAGCATGGCAACCAAGATCGATATCGAAACGACCGCAGCGCAGCCGGCTACAGTCAAGGGCGATGCCGGCGAAGTGCAGCAGCATTCGCTCAAAGATCAGATAGAGGCAGACCAATATCTGAACTCAAAGGAGGGTGTTGATAAGACCTCGCATCGTGGCATGCGGTTTAACAAATTAAAAGCGGGGAGTGCCGTCTAATGATGGGCTTCCTCAAAAAGTTTCTTGGACATGGGAATGCCAGGAAAAGCGTATCCCTGGGGGGCATGACGCCCCGCAGGGTTACGGCTAAATTTGATGCGGCGCAGACGACGGCGAACAACTCNAATCANTGGGCGGAAGCGGATAATCTTTCCGCTGATGCGGCAGCCTCTAAATCCGTGCGGAAGATTCTTCGNNCTCGTGCTCGATACGAGATTGAGAACAACAGCTACGCTCGNGGCATGGTTACGACCCTGGCNGACATCACTGTCGGCACCGGGCCGAAGCTCCAGATGCGGTCTAACCGCAAGAACACCAACAAACAGATCGAAGACGCCTGGGCAGCCTGGTCGCTTGAAGTCGGCCTGGCCGAACACCTGCGAACCATGCGCATGGCCCGTGCTGGCGATGGCGAATGGTTCGGCTGGCCAATAGACAATCCGAAACTGGACGGCCCCGTAAAAATGGATCTCCGTGCGGTCGAAGCAGATCAGGTCACAGATCCCGCATTCGATCCGCATACTGCCGGCGACGTCGATGGCATCCATTTTGACGAATATGGCAACCCACTGTTTTACACGGTGCTCAAACAGCATCCTGGTGGCAACGATTTTCAGGCCAATACGGAGTTCGATAAGGTTCCAGCCGATGTGATGATGCATTACTATCGTGTCAACAGGGCTGGCCAGCATCGTGGCATCCCAGAAATTACGCCGGCACTACCGCTGTTCGCTCAGTTGCGACGCTTCACGCTCGCCGTGCTTTCCGCTGCTGAGTCTGCGGCCAATTTTGCCCTCGTGTTGCAATCGGACGCCGACGCTAACGATGAAAGCGTCGCACCCGATCCGTTGGATGAGATCGAACTGACTCGAAATATGATGACGACGATGCCGGCTGGCTGGAAATTGGGACAGGTGGACGCCGAGCAGCCCACCACAACCTATTCAGAGTTCAAAAATGAAATCCTGGGCGAGGTTGCACGGTGTCTGCAAATCCCAAAATCAATCGCTCTCGGTTCGTCCGAAGGCCTGAACTATTCGTCTGGCCGACTTGATCATCAGTCGTTTTTCCGGTCGCTCGAAGTTGACCGCTGCCAGATTGAACGGGAAGTCTTGGATAGAATTCTCTCTCTGTGGCTGCGCCAGTTTCAGCTTTCCCGTGGCGCATTCAGGGACGTTGGCGCCGTGCCGCAACACGAATGGTTCTGGGATGGTCTCCTGCACGTTGATCCGAAGAAGGAGGCTGATGCTACAAATGTTAGACTGCACAACCTGACTACTACCCATGCTTCAGAGTTTGCTAAGCAAGGTAAGGATTGGGAAGACGAATTTGAACAGATAGCCAGGGAAAAGGAGAAGATGGAAGAGCTCGGTATTACGCTTGAAGATGTTTCACAGGCCAACGAAATTGATGAAGAAGAAGAGGAGGATGAGCAAGATGCCGCAGCAGCATAAAATGGTTTTCCTGTCACCAACAACGGTGACTGCCGCAGATGTCGAGAAGGCGAAGGTGTCCGGGATCGCATATGCCGGGGGTCAGCTCGATCTCGGGTGGGGAGCGCCGGTCGTCGTCGAACTTTCCGGGATGAAGATCCCGGACAATATCCCGCTGCTGGCGAACCATGAAAATAAGACAGGTTCACGTGTAGGCGTTGTCGCCGTGTCCATCAATGGTAACGAAGTCCAAATAGACGGCGAAATTATCGCAACGAACGACGCAGCCAAGGAAATAATCGTTCAGGCGAAGGCGGGGCTGGATTGGCAGTTATCAATCGGCGCTGCCGTTGTCAAAGAAACATTTGTTGAAGATGGCGAGTCAGTAAAGGCGAACGACTCAACGCATGATGGCCCGCTCTACCATGTTACCGCTTCAAAATTACGTGAGGTTTCGGTCGTGCCTGTTGGCGCAGATTCTGAGACCTCGATGAAAGTTGCCGCAAGTTTACATCTCATTAAAAAGGAGAAAACGATGGATTTTACCGCTTGGCTAAAGTCGCATGAAATTTCAGCCGATGGGCTGGACGAAGAACAACTGAAGACCCTTCAGGCGTCCTACGATGCCGCTGAAGCGCCTCCTGCAGAGTTCAAGGCGGCAAGCCCGCCGAAGGACGATGAAGGCGCTAAGGGCGAAGAGGGCGAACGTGGTCATAACGTTATTGACTTCCAGTCAGCAGTTACGGCTGCCGCCGAGAAGGCGTCTGAAAAGGTGCTCAAAGCTCAACTGGAAGCACAGAAGATGATCGTGGCTAACGCTGCCGAAATCTTTTCTGAAGGTCACGAATCGTTGAAGGCGCAGGCCATTGCTGAGCATTGGTCTAAAGAGCGGATGATGGAGGAAGAGTTGAAGGCGCTCCGTGCCGGTCTTCCTGGCTCGCCATCCATCCTTCAGGGCATGTCTACCGAGTTTGAATCTGAAGTCGTTGAGGCCGCCTTGTGCAAGTCCACTTCTCTTCAGGGCTACGAGAAGAAGTTCGATGAAAAGGTTCTGACCGCCGCAGATAAAAAGTATGCGGGCGAAATTGGGCTCAAACAGGTCATTCTCGAGGCTGCCAGATCCAGGGGGTATCAGGGCGGTTCATGGAGGAATGGCCAGATGGGTTCCATTATGCAGGCCGCATTCTCAAACCTTTCGCTGCCCGGGATCCTAAGTAATCTCGCCAACAAGTTCATCGCCCAGGGGTTCAACAATGTTGAGTCTGGATGGAGGGAAGTCACAGCCATCAAGAATGTGACCGACTTCAAACAGATTTCTTCCTATGCCCTCACCGGTGATTTCGATTTCGAACTGCTCGGCGCTGATGCCGAAATTAAACACGGCACAACGGCAGAGACGACCTACAACAACCAGGCGGATACTTACGCCCGGATGTATTCGATCACTCGTCGGGACATCATCAACGACGACCTCGGAATGCTGTCAGACATCCCTTCGAAGATCGGGCGTGGTGGTGCCACCAAACTGAACAAGGTCTTCTGGACGGATAACTACCTTGCCGACGCAGCGACATTCTACACCGCTGCACGAGGCAACCTGGAAACCGGCGGAGGCTCTGCGTTGGCTTCTGCTGGCCTTACCGCTGCACAGTTGGCGTTCAGACGCCAGACGGATCCGGACAGTGAACCGCTTGGGATCGATCCGAGCATTATCGTTGTGCCGCCAGACCTCGAGGTAACGCTGCTCGAATTGCTGCGTTCCGTAAAGGTCAAGGGCGATACCGATGGCCCGGATGTCAATGTCTGGACTGGTCGTTACACGCCTGTCGTTAGCACATACATCACCGATACCACCGAATGGTTCCTGCAGGCAGCGCCAAGCGTGCTGGCCGTGATTGAGACTGTATTCCTGAACGGGAATCAGACGCCAATCGTTGACAATGCAGAAGCCGAATTCAATACGCTCGGTATCCAGATGCGAGGCTATTTCGACTTCGGTGTTGCGAAGCAAGAATACCGTGCATGCGTCAAGTCTGACGGTGCATAAGTAACAACGAACCCGCCTGAGCCTTCGGGCTCGGGCGGGGCATCAACCCAAATTTCTTAACTCTACAAAGGAGATACAAATGCCTGAAGCGATTTTTCTATCAGGTGGAGGAAATGCAATCGATCATACTGCCGTAGGTGATGTCGCCGAAGGCGAGGTGGTCGTAACTGCCGATCAGGTCGGGATCGCAAAACTTCCGATTGCGTCCGGTGATACTGGGGCCATTCATTTCGGTGGTCTTTACCGTATGACTAAAGCGACCGGGGCTATTGCCATCGGTGTCGATTGCTATTGGGACGATACGAACAATGTCGTAACAACCGAAGCATCGGGAACGAAATATCTCGGAACACTGGCCGCAGCCGGTGTATCCGGAACTCTGACCTGTGATGTCGTCCGCTCGAATCAGTCTGAAGATGACGGTGGATAAGAATAACGGCGGGCGCCTGTCCAGGGGTTGATAGCTCCTCCTCTGGACAGGTTAGTCCTGCCGGGGAGCTATCATGCCCGAACTACTCAAGACCGGTATGGATTATCTACATGATACCCTTGCCGCTCAAAATTCGGTGACGGTCACCTACCGTCGTGTTGCTGATACGGTAGACGTAGCAGCAGTAATTGGCCGGACGCTCTTTGAAAATGACGACGAGATTGCAGTCATAGAAAAAGAACGGTCTCGGGATTTCATAATCATCAAGGCTGTTCTCATTCTGTCTGGATCTACTATTGAGCCGCAACGGGG